TCATATAACTCTTTGTGTTCTTCACCGTAGCGAGCATACTCTAATCCGAACAATGCATTCAGTCCAGGGAGCAACTCTTTTAGTAGTTGGGCACGAGAAATAGCCATTTATAGCTCCTTAATTAAAGTGTTGATGCTGCTGCAGTATTGCTGTAATACTCTTGGATACCGAAGTTGAACTTAACGATCGCTTCAGGATACTGAGTAAACACCAAAGTGCTTGCCGCAGGGATTGTAATATCAGTAGATGCTGCACCAGCTGCGTTAACTGTTGATGCTTCTGTATTGATAGTAACGGTCTGTGAGCCTGTGCCTGTAACAGCAGCAGCAACCCAAGAACCTGTACCAATATACTGACCGTTTGCAGCTAAATAACCAACTTCAGCACCGTATGGCAATGCGCTTGTCAAGCCTGTAACTACCAAGCTTGTTGTGCCACCACCAGAAGATAATGTTGCATTGCTTACAATTGCTGTATCAGGAACTACGTCAACAATACGGAAAGGTAAAGTTGAAGTGTTTTCAACGCTAACTGATGGAACAATACCGTTACTAGAGTTACCAGTAGCAGTAGAACCAGCCAAGTTAGAGCCTGTTACGTTCAAACCAATCATCGGACGAGCAACAGAACCAACAGTTGTACCAGCAGCTGCTGTAACAGCAACAGTCTTGAACAATGTGTCTGGATCATCAGTAACGATTGCAAAACCATCACCAGCTAAAGTACCAGCGGGCCAATATTGGCTAAACTGTTTTTGCTTAGTGATAGGGTTTGTGTAAGAACAACCTAAGAATACACCGATAACACCTGTACCTGTACCACCAGTAGAAGCACCAGCACCTGTCGTAACAGTTGTACGTGTGATGTAACCACGGGAAATACTAACTACATCGCCATAAAAAATATTAGTGTTAAAGCCGTACTGAATCGCAATGTTGCGAGTCGATCCAGCAAAGACTTGACCACCAATAAGATTAATAGGCTTTAGCCCGTAAGGGGCTGAAATTGTAGGATAAGCCATTTAAATCTCCTAAAAATTAATTACCTTTTCCAAAGCCCTTCGTACTAGAAGACTTCCTCTCGTTAAAGAGGGGCATACGAGGGTCACTTTGGCGCATAAGACTATTGTCTACAGCTTCCGCCTGTTGATTTGTAATTGAGTCGTAATGTTTCTTACGCTGTTCTACAAAGTCAGTTGGAATCTTGCAAAGCAATAATCCACCAATCTCAATGTTGTCCTTCCATTGTCCATTAGGATTGGCTAACAATTTAAACTTGGGTTGTTCTTCCAATGTTACTGGTTCCCAGCCTTCTCTCATTTTTGATGAGATGTTGCGTGGATCAGCGTTGTTCAACATTGAAACCCGAATCCATCGATATGTATAACCAGACTGTTTATCAGGCTCAGGGAGAAGATCTGGTGGCATCCATTGCTTGGGACGCTCCGTCACTTCACGGTTAGTCATTTCACGGGTTGTTTTATTCGTAGTCATTTTAGAGTTCCTTTATCAGTTCACGGGCATATTGCTCATTTGTTAGTCCTAACTTCTTAGCAATTGCTTGCTGGGAAGTTGTCAGTCGTACCTTTTTAGAGGATGTACTGCGACTAGCTGGAGCTACTACTGTGCTTGGTTTCGTCTTAGCAACAGGTTTTTCGTCTTCTTCAATGCTCTCGAAATTCTCAGGGAATCTCTTACGCATAGAGTTATCTATGCGCTTGTAATACTCGTCCGTGGTAGCGTAAGCCATACCGTGTTCTTTGACTAGTTTTTCGTGGATTCCCAACGCTAAACTGGTCATTTCGTCATCTTGCCCAAACCATGAATTTCGTTCTCTCCATGTCTCGGCTTTAGAATCACGTACAGGCTGTTGCCGCACTTGTTGTATTTGTACATCACTTTCTTGTCTTTGTAAAGCCCTTTGTTCACTAATATTTAAAGCACGTTCTGCTTTTATCTTAGCGGCGGTAATTTTTTCCTGAGCTTCGACCAATCTATCCCCATCGCCCGCCTCATAAGCGTCACGATAGTCTTTCTTAGCCATCTCTAATTCACGATCCGCACTAGTCATGTACGAATCTAGAGCTTGTTGCTCGGAGTTAGTTACCTTATTTTTAAGGGCACGATTCTCTTCTAACAGCCTTTTGGCTAGGTCAATAGCCTCTTGCTGCTCCCTTTGAGCCGCATCAGCACGTCTACGCTCATCGTGGTAAACCTTACGAAAACCAGCTAGTTTCTTCTTGGCTTCAACTGAATATTCGTCTAGTTCTGTACGGTCTAATTCATCCACAAACTCTTGATCTGAAGGGATTTTATCCCGATCCTGTGGTGGAGTATCATCCTCGACTTCTATTTGAAAATCATCTTCCGCATCCACTTCTTCTAAGGGTTTACCCTTATCCTCAACTTCATCAGGAAATTTGTAATCGTCTTTGTCCATCTCGTAAGCTCCTTATTTTCGTTTAATACCACGGGGATCGTCTACTACCGCCTCTATAGAATCATCGTTAATGATCCTAAAGTCACGTCCATGTATTACTAGGCGTGTACCAGCATTTGTGCGTACAAGGACAAAATCGCCCTTTTTGCACCAAGCGCCAGTAGGGAATCGGGCGGGATCTTTGTAGCAGTCTGGACCAAGATCCACTACAAATAGTACGGTGGTTAGAAGTTCATCAAACCTTAGCGTTTCATCGGCTTTTAGAATTCCACCATCGTGTTCTTTTTCCACTTCTGGAATAGCGCATAAAATGCGGTATCCAGAGGGTCTAGGTAGTTGTGTTGCTTTTTGCTCGTCCGTCTTGTCAAGCAGATTCGTAAGATCTACCGCCTGACTTAAGTTGAGTGCGTCACTCATCCATTTTCTCCAGTTTGTCTTTCAGGTCTAATGCGTAACCTCTTGCGGTGAGTAGACCCCGAACCTCACCACAAATTCTTTGATAACCCGTATAGTCTAAATTTCCTACTAATACCGCTTCTTTTAACTGCTCAACCTTTTCGTCTATCTGTTGGGCAATTATTTCTAGCTCGGTCATTTTTCACCTTTCTTTGGTTTTTGGGATTCCCTTGCTTTTGCGTTAGCTTGCAAGTTCATCTGTGCAGCAATTAGTTGTGAAGCTATTTGACCTTTTTGCGTATCAATTTGGTCATGGCTTCTAGCAGCGTCAATACCCATCTTATGTCCAGCAATATCAATCTCAGAAGCTAGTTTTTGTTTGTCAAAAACCATTTTTTCTTTATCTTTAGCCATAGTTGCGCCAAATTTATGGGCTTCCATTTCAATTCTGGTCATTTCAATTTCGTGAGAATTGTCTAATTCCATCTTCTTGAGTTGAATATCGGCTTGATCACGGGCTGCTTTACGGTCTTGTTCCTTGCCTTTTAGAGCCAATTCTTGCATTTGCATCTGCACAATTGGGTCTTGCATCTGCTCTTGAGCCTGTTGTTGGGCTGCTTGAGCTTGATTTTGTTGCAATAATTGTGTAGAAGCTTGGGCTACAAGGCGAGAAATCTGTACTTCATACTCTTCTGGCATAGATTCATCTTGCTCTTCCTTGTAATCAGGCAACGGAGCACCCAGTTGTTGCTCCACCATTTGGCGATATTTGAAGGCAAAGTGCTGTGCAATGTGTGCTTGCATAGCCGCCATCATCATTTGAGCCTGTGGATTCTGTCCAATTGCCGCTGCAGTTGTGGGATCTTGCAAGAAATTGGTGTGAGAAGTGATATGAGCGTCCTGATCTTGGTAAATAAACGCTTTTACAGGCTTCATCATCAAAATATTCATGTTTTCGGTGATTGGATCCTTGGGTTTTTGATCATCTTCCAACGGAATAAGCTTTTGAGCGTTGCGAATTCCCAACACATCAAGCATTTGACGGTGTAATTGCGGCAAATTGTAGATTTGTGGAGCACCTTGCGCCAATTGAAGCACGGCTTGGTACTGAACAATCTTTTGAGCCATTGTTGCAGCGTTAGGATCACTAACAGGAATGACTGTAACTAGTTTATAGTCGCTCTTTTTGGCTCTTTGACGACCATCCACGGGTTCATAGCCGTATTCTGATGGCGTGTAGTCCCGAATAATGTCTTTTAACAGGCGTAATTCCTGTTTCATGGAGTAATGGATACGGGCTTGTACCGCACTCATCACTTTTAGGGTTCTTTCTAGGATTGCTAGAGTGGTTCCCACAGGAGAATTGGCTGACATATCTGAAACTTGAATGTCTGCCGCTGATGCAAATCTACGACCTTCTTCCACAATCGTGCCGAGCAAGCTATACAGCACTTGGCTTGGCTCTTTGTATGGCAAAGTCATTAAATTATCTTTAATGGCTCCAGAAGGTACATCAACATCACGGAATTCGCCTGGACTTATCGGGGTATCATCGCCCTTGACACGCAATCCACGGGTCTTAAAGCCACCTGGCAGGTTGCTAAGTGTTCCTGCATCGACAAGTTGACGAATAAGAGACGTTCCAGACTTTGCAAAGGCTCCAACCAAATGAATGAGACCAAAGCAATAAAAGCCAAAACCAGGAACATATCCGTAATGTACGAAGTGCTGACGTTTTTGTTTAGTTTCATCTTCTGGTCTCCAGTTACGTCTAATAGACAAAATCTCTTGAGTGCCCTTTTCGATAGTCACTA